CAACAACAATTCGTTTTGATTTGCTTGGTGGCGGTAATTTAAACATCAAAATAACAGCGGTGACGGGTTATGGTGCGGCAGCATCTTTTGGTGATTACACTGTATATGGTGATTTTTCAACTGCTGCAAACTTTTTTGTCATTACAAACACAGCAACATCAACGCCTGGAAGCGGCACAGGGTCAGCAGTTTTTGGTGCAGTAACAAAGGGTAATGGATTTCTTACAATTCCAATTGTTTGTACTGGAGGCAATGACCGATCTACATTTATTGAAGTCTCCGGCGTTGGAACAAGCAATTTTGTAGATGGCTCTGGATCGTTGATCAACTGCGATGGTAAGTTTGATATTTGTGAAATTAGCACAACCCGTGTTTAAATTTTACCGTGCCAGTTCGGACAACTGGATTTTTGGTTTTGATTGGAGATCAGAATGTCGCTAGAAAAAATTGAAGTTGTTGACCGCATTGAAGTAGTTGAAAACGGTTCTGTGCAAGTACGCATCAAGACCGCCATTATGGAAGATGGCAAACAGATCAGCGCCACATTCCACCGCCATGTAGTTGCGCCGGGGGCCGATTACAGCGCCGAAGATGCCAAAGTGCAGGCTATTTGCGCCGCAGTGCATACACCTGAAGTAATTGCCACTTACCAAGCGGCCCAAATTCCAGCATAATGCTGACAAACCCTTACCGGCGAGGTTCACCGGGGAATCTTAGGATTCATTGAAATGACTGAAGAAGTCCAACAAAACCTAGCGGAAGTTGACTCCGCGCCAGCCAAGGATGTGACGGCCACACCTGAAGTTGTTGAAAGTACGCCGGAAGTAGCTGAGACACAGCCTGCCAAGACATTCTCGCAAGAGGAACTTGACGCTGCAATTGGCAAACGCCTTGCAAGAGAGCAACGTAAGTGGGAACGAGAACAAGCACAGCGTCAGTCTGAACAACAGACGCTACAAGCAGCCCCGGCAGCATCCGCTGACCAGTTTGAGTCTACTGAAGCCTATGCGCAAGCACTGGCCCTCCAGAAGGCAGAAGAGCTGATCGCCAAGCGTGACCAAGCCAGGCAGCAGTCGCAAGTTCTTGAGAGCTACCACGATCTTGAGGAAGAAGCGCGGAGTAAGTATGACGACTTTGAACAAGTTGCCTACAACCCTAAACTTCCAGTTACGAACGTGATGGCTGAAACGATTCAGTCTTCGGAGATTGGCCCTGAGTTAGCGTACTACCTCGGGTCTAACCCTAAAGAAGCGGAACGTATCTCACGCATGACGCCCTTGAGCCAGGCGAAAGAGATTGGGAAAATTGAAGCCAAATTGGTTTCGGCGCCCCCGGTCAAGAAAACAACGTCTGCGCCAGCACCGATTTCTCCCGTGACGGCTCGCTCCTCTGGAGCGCCGGCTTATGACACGACTGACCCACGGTCTACAAAGACCATGAGTGCCTCAGAGTGGATTGATGCCGAACGAGCCCGACAGTTGAAAAAGATGCAGGCAAACCGCTAAATTTTTAAAGGACTTTTTTCATGGCTAACAGTATCTTAACCATCGACATGATCACGCGCAAAGCGCTTGAGATTCTCGAAAACAACCTTGTGTTGACCCGTAACGTGAACCGTCAGTACGACGACAGCTTTGCTGTTGAAGGTGCCAAGATTGGTTCGACCCTGCGCATTCGCTTGCCTGACCGCGCTTTGGTGACCGACGGTGCCGCCCTGCAAGTTCAAGACGACAACGAGCAGTTCACCACTTTGACCGTTGCCAGCCAAAAGCACATCGGTGTCAACTTCACATCTGCTGAATTGACCATGCAATTGGATGACTTCGCAGAGCGTGTGTTGAAGCCTCGTATCAGCCAGTTGGCATCTTCTATTGATGCAGACGTGGCCAATGCGTACAAAACCATCGGCAACACCGTTGGCACACCTGGCACAACTCCTTCTACTTCTTTGGTTTTGCTCCAAGCCCAGCAGAAGCTGAACGAGAACGCCGCTGTGATGAGCCCCCGTTATGCCACCGTCAACCCCGCCGCTAACGCTGGTTTGGTTGAAGGCATGAAGGGCTTGTTCAACCCGACCGACACCATCAGCAAGCAGTTCAAGAACGGCATGATGGGCATGGGCGTGTTGGGCTTCGACGAGGTGAACATGTCTCAGTCGATCAAGCAGCACACCACCGGCACCCGCGCTGCCACCGGCGCTACCGTTGGTGCAACCGTGACCTCTGAAGGCGCTTCTACGCTGACGCTGACGGTTGGCTCTGGTGAAACCATCGCCGTTGGCGACGTGTTCACTATTGCTGACTGCTACGCTGTGAACCCGCAAACCCGTGAATCCACTGGTTCGCTGTTCCAGTTTGTGGCTCTGGCATCTTCGACCTCCACCACGACCGCCACTGTGACTGTTGCCCCGATCTACTCGGCCAACAACGCTCTGGCTACCGTGAACGCTCTGCCCGTTAGCGGCAAAGCTGTTGTGTTCCTCGGCGCACCTTCTAGCCAATACGCTCAGAACCTGGTGTACCACAAGGATGCAATCACCTTTGCTACGGCCGACCTGTTGCTGCCCCAGGGCGTCGATATGGCCGCCCGCGCTGTCCACAACGGCATTTCTTTGCGTGTTGTGCGCCAGTACGATATCAACAACGACCGTATGCCCTGCCGTATTGACGTTCTGTACGGCTACAGCACAATCCGTCCGCAGATGGGTTGCCGCATTTGGGGCTGATTTTGATGCCCCTTCGGGGGCTTCAATTCGTTACATCTTTGAAAGGAAATTATCATGGCTCTCCCTAATGGCGCTGGTGGCTACCAGCTTGGCGACGGTAACGTCGGTGAAGCTCAACTGTTTGTGCAAGGTGCCCCGACCGCGCTTACCGCTGCGGCCACGGTTACTGCTGCCCAGTTGGCAAATGGTCTGTTCACCTTCAACGGCACTGCCGGTAACATGACTCTGCCCACCGTGGCAGACTTGGAGCTGGGCATTTCTAGCGCGTCTAAAACCAACGCAGCGTTTGACTTTTATGTCATCAACATTGACGCTGGTACGGACGACATTACCGTGTACACCAACACGGGCTGGACGTTGGTTGGCACCATGGCTGTGACCGAGAACACCTCGGGCCACTTCCGTGCACGCAAGACCGGCGACGGCACCTGGACTTGCTACCGCCTCTCGTGATAGTCAGGGGGCTTCGGCCCCCTGTTTCACACCTTTTTTGGAATTGATAGAAAGGCCTTAACATGCCAAATACCAAAGCAGTGGGCGTCGCGTTTGCCGACCCCGCATTTGATTCGGTGCAGGTTGGCTCGTCCAACGCACCTATCGCCATCACGTCTTCTGGCGTGCTCAACGGCGCGTATGCAACGACTTCGGCCGCTTCGGGCGACACCCGCCTGAGCTACGAAAAGCTGACGTTCACCTCAACGGGCTCGGGCGAAACCATCCGCGCGTTCTCCGTCGTGACTGGCACTAACGCTGCTACCGCAGGCACCATCAACGGCGCGCACATCAGCACGTCGATCAATGGCTCCGGCACCATCAGCGGCGCGGCCAACGCCATTCGTGCAACCATCGGTGGCTCGTCCACCAACCCCGGCGGCACGCTGGCAGCCCTGCAACTGGACTCCGATTTCGCTTCTGGCGGCACTTGGACTAATGCGTCTTTCTTGCGCGTGACCAACTCGGGCACGGGCGAGGTGGGCACATTTGCTGTGATGCCTGCTGTGAGCGCAACCGGCGTGTTCCGCGCTAAAGTCGGCTCGCCGGTTGTAACGCACACCATCCCGGTGGTTAGCGGCGGCACAACCTACTACATCATGGTTAGCACGGTCGCCTGATGCAGATCACCAAGGAATTCCTACAAGCGGAAATCCTGTCGCTTGAGCAAGAGATCGGAAAAGCGCAAACTTTTCTGACTCAAGCTCAGGCGGTTTTGGGTGCTTACCAAATGTTAGTTCGCCGAATAGACGAACCTGAACCTGCCGCAGCGGAGGACGCATGCCCATCATCTACATGACCCATCCCACCCACGGCGTCAAAGTGGCGACGATAGACGCTGAAGCCGAATAT